TGAAGTTGTCGTTGCCGCGTTGGTTTCATCGCGCAGGGGCGTGATGTCATAGACAGCGCCGTTCTCAATGATCAGCAGGTGATTGTGCGTACCGACAGCTAGTCGATCCTCGCCGTCACTGTCTGCCCTCCAGAACACCATGCGTCGGGCAATGCCCTCAATGCTAGTGGCAGTGTTGGTAATGCCGCCAGCGGTGGTTAGCGCATTGATCTGGTCTTTTAACCAGCCGCCCAGCTTTTCTGGGTAGCCGTTCTTAAAGCGCACCAAGTCACTATCGACCCAAAAATTATTTTTGCCCGCCGCGTATTCCGTAAGGTCTTTAACGACACCTGGATTGTATTTTAATAGCTGCAAAGGCATGTGCGTTCCTAAACCATTTTGTGTTAATGTAGCATTTTTTTAGCTTTCAAGCCAACCATGAATTTTCTTTGTTTGCTCTAATCGATCTTCAAGACCATGATAACCGCCGTTTACCCTGCGGGTGATCCGTTTAATTGTATCATCATTGACGCCCTCATCAGCAATTGCAAACAGCCCGTTCTTGTCAAAAAACCACTGGGCAGTCTCAAATGCATAATCTGTTGCTACGGCATCTGGGTTGGTCATAACAGTGTGCAACCCCATGTCAGACGCAAAAGATCTGTAATTGTCATGCCCAGTTAATTGTAAAAAACCTCGCCCGCAAAATAATGCGGCCTGCTCTTCAGTTTTATTTCCCATGCGGCCATTGTAAACTTTACCTGCCAGCGCAGTGGGGTTTTTAGCGTAGGGTTTAGCGTCCTCAACAGTGGCAAAGCGCGACGGCCATACAGCCTGTATGCGCTCTGGGGTGGAATAGTACAGAGATTCACGGACTAATTTAAAGCCACCACTTTCATGTGATGCCTGACCCAGTAGGTGCGCCGCTCGATCACTGGATAATTCATAGTGCTTTGCGATAGCTCTAGCTGTATTTGGCCCAAACGCACCATCAATTGAACTACATCCAATCTTGGTTTGTAGGTTTTTCATTGCATCGCTCATTTCTTACCCCCAAAAAACTTAGTGGCAGATCTCACGGCGAAGCTACTAGCCACGATCACACCTAACGTATATTGATACCACTCAGGCATGGTGGACAGCGCGTCAAACCCGTCAGCCACAGTATTCCTGCCCCATTCACCGCAGAATGACAAAACCAATGGTATGCTGAACAAAATTACCAAAAATTCGTCCTTCCAGCTATTCTGAGTACCCTGCGCCATGATCTTTTCCCAGTCGGCTTCTGAGGTGGCTGCGGATAACATGATCTTTGCTTTCGCATCAGCCTCTGAAACCTTCATTCGCGTCTCAGCGGCCTTGGTTTCGACCTTAGAAGACAACCATGTGCTGGCCAGTGACCCCAGTGGGCCTAATAGAGCTTGAAACATCATTTCTTCCCCATATTGGTTACGCCGAAGAACACGCCGACTATTCCCGCCACGCTGACAAAATACACACCAGCGATGGATGATAGGGCTGACACTGCTTCCTCTAAGCCCACTAGGGCTGTAATCATAATAGAAAACGGATACAGCAACATGCCACTCAACGCGAACCAGACCATAGATCTCTGCTGATCGCGCTTACTGTCCTCATCATCCAAACGGCGGCGGCGATCTTCTAAATCCAAGGCGTCCCATTCTGCTTGGTCTATATCCCCACTTCCGTTGTGGTCAGCCTTTTCAAACTCTGTCATGTTTGGAACTCCATTTTTCGTATTTCATGGCAATGTTTTTATCACGGGTAATTATGACGATTTTTCCTAATTTGTCTATAACTACAAATTTTCGCTTGTAATTATGGACAACCATCAGAACCCGTCGCTCAAACCTTTAAGAATATCTTTCAGACTGACCTTGGCCTTACTGTTTGGCTGGTACAGGCATACAAACGATTTAGGACACTCGCGGAAACTCAAAGTTGGGTAGTGATACCCTAGCGTACCATTTTTACCCGAATATAGGCATATGAGTTCAGGGCCGTTTTTTATGTATTTCCACCGATAACACGTTACATATTCTGGGTTCAGCAGAGAGCTTGCAATAATAATTGGGATTAAACTGTTCATACTACCATTTCCCTTGCATTGCACCAATGATGTACACCACCAAAGCTAAGATTGCTCCTCCTACAAAGGTGGCCGCAATACCCACGGCCCAGTTAATGCAACTGTCAATAAACTCTTGTTTCTTGTACACAAGTTCGCGTTGCTCTTTACGTTGTTGCGCCTCAATTCTGACAATTTCATCCCAGCTTGAAGGGCCATAATTCCAAGATATAAAGCTACGCAGCTCCTCGCGCATTTCTGCGAGTTTCTGCTTCTGTGTCCAAATCTCAAGCGCATTTGCCTGAGTATCCGAAAACATTTTGTACATGGGAGGCTTCTGAGCTTTTTTCTCTAGAAAGTCTAAGTCACTGCAAGCCTTACTCCACTGCGAGATTGTACCCGCCATGCCGCTGATTTCTCGACCAACGGAAACTGCCTTTTTTATGCCCGAATAAGCGGCTGATGCTGCGGCCATTGCCGAAATAGGGTCAATCATATACCGCGCACCTTTTTTTTATCGTTCTAACATCCTGTCCATTTTTGCGTCGAGAGTGTCTAATCGGGTTATTAGCCGATCTATGGACGCGGTACTCTCGACCTTCGTCGAATATTCCTTGGCCATCTCCTCCCTAGTTCGATTGAGGAGGATCTGGACACGCTTTAGTTCGTCGTGCTGATTTTTTGCCCACCATACGATGAACGCTAAAGCAGCGGTTAGTCCGACATTCCAAAGCGCGGCCATTTCCATTTAGCTTACAACTTCTGCGTCTTCAGGCTCAGTTGCCAAAGACGTGGTCAGCGCGTTCATAAATGCCATTCGTCCCATTTTTAGCTGGTCGATGTTAAAATTAGCAGAGCCAATCTTGCGATCTAAATCAGCAACGTGGTTCACCATTACCTTCTGGGTGTCATTTAGTTGGTCTTCAGTGTAAGATTTATCATTGATCGTAATGGTGTTTGTTTTTTTCTCAGCCATTGTGATCTCCTTTCGGGGTTGGGGTTAAAATTATTCAGCAGCCCACGGCATACCTGTAGAGTTTACTTGAGCAGCTATTTTATTAGTGATGTTAGATGTTATAAGAGCTTCATTAGCTGTGCCTACACCGCCAGCCTTGCACCAAGCTAATACATCTGCTTCAGTTAGTGAGGCATATGCTGTGAACCCTGAAGCTGTGTGGTCAGGTGTAGCCTGTACTCCATCAGAGTCTTTGTGTAAGTATGACCCTGACCGACTGTGGCTTACCTCAGTGTCAGCATCTACGCCACTGCAAGACCACTCAGCTTTATATACTGCGCCTGTTGCAGTAACTTTGTGTAAGTCTTTTACAGACCATGTGAGTGTAATTGCCATGTCTTATCCTTCCAGTGTCGCTATACGAGCTTCAAGCTCTTGAATTGCTTTTACAAGCATTGGCACTAACGCACCTTCTGCTACTCTTTGTCTTCCATCGTTTGTGTCATTTTCTTCTTGTTTCCACATTCCAAAACCTTCTTTTATTTCAGAGTGATTATCAATTACAGCTTTTACTTCTTGAGCAATAAAGCCGTGATTTGTTTCACCGTTACTTAACATTGCTCTTTCTTCAGAGCCTTCAACGTATGCACTGTGATTTGTAGGTAAGTCTTTTATTTTTTTCCACTTAAAGGTAACTGGGCGTAAGTCTTTTATAAAAGAAAGACCTGCCGTGGCGTCTGCTATATCTTCTTTGTAGCGTTCGTCAGATGGCGCAGATATACTTGTTGCGCCAAAAGCTATGGCACTATCTGTGCCTGCGTTACCAAAACACATACTGTTGTTAGCATTACCTGTAACATTGTGACCCATAACAATTTGCTGAATTGAGTTAGCTGCTGAAGTGTGGCAGTAAGCACCTAAAATAGTGTTGTAATTCCCAGTCGTTAACCCAACATTATATGATCCAGCATGATACCCTAAACATACATTGTCCAAAGAAGTGGAAAGATTTC